AAAAGAACACCGTCGAAATTCTGCATGTCGATGGCGGCGCCGTCGATTTCGGAGGTGCCGGCGCCGGTGGTCGCCGCCGCCTGTTCGATCTTCACCCCGCTGCTCAGATTTTGCATGGTCCCGTAACTCCTTTATCCCGGGCCGGAGCGTCAGGCCCCGGCCGCTCTGTTCAGATCGCGATTGTTTCGCGGCGTCCGTCTACGCCAGCTTGACGCGGACGAAGGCCTCTTCCAGAACCGGCATGCCGTCCGTCTCCAGGCGGCCGATAAAGCCGACCTGATTGGTCACCGCATAAAGCTCGACCAGACGCTGCAACTGCATGTCCAGCGCATCGGCGATCCAGTAGTTGCTCCAATCCGCCAGGATGCCTACGTAAAGGCCGGTGGTGAAGGTGTTCGGCACATGCTCGGAGACGTCGAACGGGAATTGCAGAATGCGATCCGGCTGCCCCTCGCGGATCCCCGGCTGCCACAGATACTGGCCTTCGCCATCCTTGAGCTTGGCGATGCGCTTCACCCCATCGCGGTGGAACATCCACCGCGCCCGCGGCCAGTATTGCGCCTTGAGCGTGTACTTTGCCTCGATCAGGCCATCGACCCGAACGTCCGTGCCGATATTGCCGGTGGACACGTCGCGGGCGGTGGAAATGCCGTCCGTGGAGGCGATGAAAACGCCGAGGGGCTGCTGCGCGCCGGTGCCCAGCAGATAGGCCTTCTCCTGCGTGACGCCGAACTTGTACGCCAGGCGGTCGCGGACGATCATCTCGGGATTGAGCGCCGCCTGACGCAACAGCTTTTGCGACACCTTGATGCGCTTGGCTAGCGGGTGCGGCCGCAATTCGCGCTTGCCGAAGGCCATGTCACTGTCTTCTTCGCCGGTCGCCAGCTCCGCTGTCCAGTCGGCATCCGATACGTCGGTATCCAGCGACGGAATGCCCAGGGACGCCGCCGAGGGCACCGGGATGACGGTGGCGAGCCCGCGGATGAACAGCATGTCATCGACGAACTTGAGCAACTGCGCGATGAACTGTTGCGGCGCCACGATGAAGCCGCCTTGCGTGTCGGTCTGCGCTTCCAGCGCCCGCAGTTCCTCGCCGCCTTCGCCGTTGTAGGCGGCCGCCTCACCGGCGGTGAAATAGCGCCGGAACGCCGTCATCCGCCGTGTCTCGACCAGCGGATCGAGACCGCCCAGATGGCCGCGCAGATAGGCCGGCGCTGCGGCCACCGCCGCTTCCCACGCGCCGCGCGCATCGTTGGCGTTGCCCGTGCGCGTGGCGCTGGCGGCCCGCTCGGCCGATTCGGCGGTGGCCGCCGTCTCGCGGTCCAATTCGATCTGCCGCTCGACCGCCTTGATTTGATCCGCCAGCGTCACGGTCTGATCGAAAAGCGTGCCGTGCTGGCGCGATTCCTCGTCGCTCAGCGCCCGCTTGTCCTTTTCCGCCGTCTCGATGATGTCCTTCATCGTCTTGACCACTTTGCCCCGCTGCTCGCGCAGGGCCTTCAGTTGATTCAACATGAATATATCCTTTCGTTTAAAACTGGCGGCCCATCGGGCCGCCGCGCGACCCCCGGCCCTGGCCGGCGGATTCTAGATCGCGATCTCGGCCTGGCGCTGCCGGGCGAGGATCAGCGGATCGATCGTTTGCGCCGCCGCCACGCCGCTTCGCCACGTTTCCATGGCCCGCACGGCGACATCCGTCTGCGGATACGCGGCGAACGTCACGGGCGAGACATCGAGCAATTGCGCTTCGATCAACGTCCGGATCGCCGCGCCGTCGCTGTCCAACTCCCAATGATCGCGGATGGTGCGGAACCCGAAGCTCATCTGGCTGACGTCGCCGCGCTTGATCGAGGTCACCACGGCGGACGCCATGGTGGTTTCCGGCGGATCGATCTCGATGGCCAGGCCGCGCCCGTCTTCCGCGAGGCGCAAGGTCTTGGCGCGCGTGCGCCCGAGCACGAAGTTGGGATCGTGGTTGAACAGCGCCCGCACGTCGCCGCCGATGCTCTTGGAAAATGCGCCGGCGGCGATCTTCTCGCGGAAGCCGCCCAGATCCTCGGACAGAATGTCGAACAGGGCGGCATGCCCCACAAGACGCGGCGGGCTGTTCTCGCCGCCCTCCTCGACGCGCAACTCCAGATCGAAGGCGCGCCGTTCGGTCTTGCCCATTGCACTCTTGCTCATTGCACTCCTCCGTTCATCGGGCCGTTCACCGGGCCATCCATGGGATCGGGACTCGAACCGTTCGGCTTACGGGCCGGGGCCATCTTCTGCATCACCGCCTCGGCCAGCAGATCGACCGGGGTCATGTTCATCGGCGACAGATAGACATCGCCGCCATCGGCAATGGGATTCATGTTCTCGCGCTGGCGGATGTCGTTGACGCTCAGCCATCCCCATTGCCGGGCGACCGCATAGGCGGCATAGCGGCTGGGCAGATCGCCTTTCAGCAAGGCCTCGAGCAGGAATTCGGCGAAGTGCGTTTCCCGGCTGCCGGGGGCCAGGAGATCGCGCCGGATCGCCTGGTGCCAGATCTCGGCCCAATAGGCGATCGTGTAGCTGACGAATTCGATCTGTTGATGCTCGATGTTGGAAAACGTCGCCTTCTCCAGATCGCCGATCATGTGCGGCGGCACGCGGAACATGCGGGCGATTTCCGAGACGCTGAATTTCCGGCTTTCGATGAACTGCGCGTCCTCGGAATTCAGGCCGAGTTGGACGACGTCCATACCGCCTTCGAGGAGTGTCATCTTGCCGGCGTTTTCCACGCCGCGATAGCGCTCCTGCCAGGATTTCTCCAAGTCCGCCGCCGCAGGCTTGGTGAGAACATAGGGAACTTTCAGCGCGAATTTGGGCTGCGCGTTGTTGCCGAACAGCGCCGCGCCGTGGCGTTCGAGGGCCATGGCCAGGCCGATGCCCTCGCGGTGATGGGCGATGGGGCTCAGTCCCGTCAAGCCGTCGGCGCCCAGGCCGCGCAGGTGGAACACCTCGCCCTGCAGCAGGATGCGCTGCGGTCCGGTCTCGGGCTGGTGGCGGTAGGCAATCGTGCCGTCCGGCGCGCCGAACGGCGTGATGCGATCCGGGTGAAGCGGGATCAGCTCCCGAACCGCCGCCTGCGCGTCCCCGACGATCTCGGCGTAGGCATTGCCGCGCAGGCACAGGTGGCCCATCAGCATTTGCTTGAATTCGATGGCCGTCTGCCATCGGTTCGGCGCGTGGCGCAGAATCGTATAGAGCGGATGGCCGCGATCCCGGTCCCGGCCATCCTCTTCGCGCCGGCGATAGACGATCAGCGGCAGCCAGCCGAGCGTGTCCGAGAGCAGCCGCACGGCGCTGTAGACGGCGGAAACCCGCATCGCGCTTTCCGGCGTCACGCTCATGCCGCTCAGCGTCTGGGCGCCGCCGCCGAACCATTCGGCCAGCACCGGATCGCGCGGATGGGCGGCGCCGCTTTTGCTCGCCCGGCCTTCGAAAAGCCGCCGCAGGCTGCTCGCAAAACTCATAGGGAAATCATCCCGCGTTGTTCGAGCGCTTCGCTCAGCGCCTTGCCCACATCCGCCTCGCTGTAGACCATCAGCCGGTTGAGCGCGATCAGCGCCGCCACCACGCCGTCGATCTTGTTGGCCGGCTGCTCCTTGCGCGGATAGATGTTGTCCTTGTTGTCGAGGAAGGCGACCACGTTGGAGACCATCCAGGCCATCACCGGGTCGCCGTCGTGGTGCAGCCGCCCGGCCAGCACCAGGGATTCCAGGCGCTTCATCGGCGCCGAGATGTGGCCGACGTTCATCGGCACCTTGACCGCGGTGATCCCGGCTTCCTGCAGGTGGATGGCCATGTGCGCGGCCTGGTACGGATCGTAGCCGACCTCGCGCAGCCGAAAGGTGTCGGCATCGGTGAAGATGTCCCGCTCGATGCGGTCGAGATCGATCATGTCGCCGGGCGTCGCCACGATCCGGCCGTCCTCGGCCCAGCCGGCATAGTGCGCGTTCTCTTCCTTTTCCAGCGCCGCGCCCGGCAGGTAATGGCTGGCGAAGAGATAGACGTCGTCGCCGCGCTGGAACAGGCGCACCTTCGAGGCGATGTCGATCTCGGTCGCCAGGTCCAGGCCGATCCAGCAATCCTCGCCGGCGAAGTCCTCGATCCTGAGCGCGGGGTCCGCCGCCGCTTCCCACTTGGCCATATCCATCCAGGCGATGGCGGCGTTCACCCACAGGTTCAATTCCTTGGTCTTGAAGTTGTTCTGCGACTGGCTGGAGCGCATCGCCTTGCGGCAATCGGCGCGCATGGTCTCCAGGCTCTTGGAGACGCCGAGGTTCGGATTGGCCTTGAGCCACACCCGCTCGTCGGTCCAGTCGTCGTCCTTGTCGAGAGTGTAGATGATGGCGAAGAAGCTCTCGTCATCGAACAGTCCCTGCAAAACCTTGATCGCGTAGGTGCGCAGCTCGTAGCAGACCCCGGCGCGGTTGGAGCCGGCGGTGGTGATGTTCACCTCCAGGGGCTGGTCGCGCGCCGATTGCGCCGAGTGCAGCACGTCGTATAGGCCGCGCGTCTTCTGCGCGTGCACCTCGTCATTCAGCACGCAGTGCACGTTGAGCCCGTCCTGGGTCGAGTCCTTGGCGTCCAGCGCCTTGAACATCGAGCCCGTGCTCGGCTGCACGATCGTGTGAGCGAAGACCTCGATGCCATAGCGCAGGCGGAACTCCGGCGAGCGGCGGGCCATGGTCTGGGCGTCGCCGAAGACGATCTTCGCCTGGTCCTTCTTGGTCGCCGCGGCATAGACCTCGGCGCCGGGCTCGTCGTCGACGAAGGCCATGTAGAGGCCGATGCCGGCGGCCTCGGTGGACTTGGCGTTCTTGCGCGCCACCTCCTCGTAGGAGGTGCGGAACCGCCGGTGGCCGGTGTCCAGCCGCTTCCAGCCGAAGAGCGTCGTGCGCTTGAATATCTGCCAGGGCTCGAGGCGGATGGTCTGGCCGCGCGGATGCGCCGGATCGCGGCGCGCCCACTTGCCCTTGACGTGGCGCAGCAGCTCGATGAACCGGCAGGCCCGGGCGCCGGCCTCTTCGTCGAAGAAATAGGGGAAGGACGGATCGCCCGCGGCGGCGCGCTCCAGATCGCGCATCTGCCGGGCGCAGGCCAGGCGCACGAATTCGCCGGCCACGATCCGGCCGGCGATCGCGTCCTCGGCATAGCGCCGCGCGATGGCGACGTGATCCCGGGTTTCGCTCGGGGCCGGGGCGGTCAAAGGCTGTCCCACCCGCTGCGCGCCGCCGGCGTCTCGCCCGGCGGGGTATCGAACAGCTCGCCCTGCGCCGTGCCCTTCAGCCGGGTTCGCGCCGCCGGCGTCAGGCCGAAGTGCGTGCCCAGCTCGGCGGCCCGCTTGACCGCCTGGTTGCGGGTGTGGATCCAATGCGACTGCTGCCGGTAGCCGCTCGGCGTCTTGGCCTCGTAGCCGGCGCGCGCGATCTTGCGCCGCGCGAAGTGCACCTCGGCCACCGCGTCGCAGTACATGGCGAGGATATCCAGGTCGAGCTTGGTCACCAGGCCCCAGCGGAACAGCTCGGGCATCAAGCGCCGCCAGATGCCCTTGGCCTCGGCGTTCAGCCAGCCTTGCGGCGGCGCCAGGACCGGCTCGGGATTCGGCTCGTTGGTCTCGAGCTTCCGCTTGCCCGGATTGCCCTCGATCAGCTTCAGGTTGGTCGGCTTGGCCGGCCTGCCGCGAAACCCCATAGCTCCCGTCTCACCTCCATTTTTCACCGCTGCCCGCCGCGTGCGCGCCGGGATCGTCCGCTAGGATCACCCCTCTGGGATCAACCCCCCCCTTGGGATTGACTCCCCCCCTCGAATTTCGCGGAAATAAAAACTGGGATGCACATCCGGTCTAGAA